TGCTTTGTGTTTGGGCGGTTAGCCTTGTGCATCCGGATGGCTTCCGGATCATGGTTGATTGCAATGTCTACGCTATATCCGGTCGCCAGTTCTATACCGGTGGAAGCGCCGCCCCCGCCGGCAAAATTGTCAACGATCAGTTCTCCGTTAATCATGGCAGCACCTCCGGAAAATCTTCAAAACTTAATTGTTCATCCTCTTCAAACACGAGCATTTCATTCTTAGAGCGGCTATAAAAATTTCTGTCAATTTCAAATCCGAAAGCATTTCTTCCCATCTCAGCTGCCGCGCGCAATGTACTGCCGCTTCCGCAACACGGATCAATAACCACGTCGCCCGGGTCCGTAAAAATCTCAATCAGTTTTTTCAGCACCACAACCGGTTTCTGCGCTGGATGTATCTTCGGAATGTCCTTTCCGTCCTTTTCCCAGGTAAACCAGTTGAAGATCATACGCCCCGTACCTCTGATGGTTTTCCCGGCTTCATCAAATTTTGCCCCATTTCTGAACTTTGGCAACTTGTCCCGATACAGTACCAGCGCATACTCTGTAGCTCCTACAACACGCATATTTGCTTTAAGAACCTGCGGGCTGTAATTTTTTACAAATACAAGCGGTATGTAATGCTCGAAACCATGTTTCTTTGCCGCCGCAATCAATGTCTGCATCTGCTCAAAGGCGCAGAACACGATCATGCACGGCGCGTCAGAACTTCGCCCTCTAGTTCCGGCTTTCTTCGGCTCTTTCTTAAGCATCTTGCTGCAGAAATGGAAATATTCATACAGATTGAAGTTGAAATCCGAATTAAATGCAGCTTTGCCCGCAAGCTTACTCTCTCCGTTTTTATTGTCTCCGCCGTTATACCACATGGGGTTGCTGCCGTAGAAATTCTTCCCTACGTTGTAAGGCACATCGGCAATAATAAGCTGCGCCGGCGGTATCGCGTACTTTTTGTAATTCTGCATAGAATCTCTGTAAATTTCACATTTTGTTTTCATTTTCTTCAAAAGGAACCCGGCGCGCCTTTTATCCGGATAGGTCCCGGCTCCTTTCTACATATCGAACAGTGTAAGTTGTACCGGCTTTTCCTGTTCTTCTTTTATTTTCTGTCGTCGAATATTCTCTAATTCTGTCAATCTCTCCGGCTCTAACCACTTATCCGCGTGCACACGGTCAACAGACGTGTCAGAAAGATTTTCGTAGCCAATTTCAATCAGTTTCTTTTCCAACTTCTCAATAGCTTTTTGCTTATTTGCATTTCTCTGTTCTTTTTTCTTTGTCTCTTTCTCCTTTATCCTGTCATCATCAAACGTAATTGGAATACCATCTCTTAAGTCCTGTAAATCCTGTAGCAGATCACGGCTTGGCTTTGCTTCGGCGCGAATGTTATATATTTCCCAAGTATATGTTTCATCCATAAGCATCATCGATGAATGATTTATCTCATAATTCCGCCGAATATCTTCTTGCTGCGTCTTTACAATGGCTTCGCAAATGTCCAAGCTACATGGATTTTTTAAATACCGAATTCCTTTTGTTATGTGTTCCCACCTGTCCTGTTCAAACAATGAAATCTGTTCTTTTTTCCTCACCGCACCAGATTCTCGCAGATCATAGTACACATTCCCCCGTTTTCTACTCAACTTACGCCCAAGGATCGGACAATACCCATTCTGCGAATAGCACATATGTGCGCATCTGGTCGGTTCATAGTGCTGTTCCCATGTCCGTGTGTGCTCATCATAAAACATATGATTCTGGCAGACTCGCCCATTGTGGTCTTGACAGTATTCCTCATACTTTTGTCTTCGCTCTGCGTCACGCTTCGCATTTTCCTTTTCGATGCTGTTCTCATAATCGTATGGTTCATACGTCCTGTGACAGGTACACCAACACTGAATGCATAAACCGCCACCATGCATACCATGTAATCGTGGATCATTGTATTCGCATTCTGGTTTGTCATAAGGGCAACGAAACACAGGATTGTCATTCTCATGGCTCCAATCAATGATATATCCAAAATCGTCAACAACATGGCTCCCCATTATGTACTTCCCGCACCCTGTCTTGTACACAATCTGATCACTATAAAAACGTTTATATTCAAATCCACCTGACATATTATTCAAAGGATCGCTCCCGCTAAACTTGCTTGTGCAAATCTGCACATAGTCTGGGTAATCATCTACGGCGTATCCTTCAGCGAGAAGTCTTTGTGTCAGTTTGTTGTACTCTTTTTCCATAATCAAATTCCCTGACAAGGACGAATGCCCCAAAAATCTTCCATTGTGCTCCGAAATGAATCCTGATCCATATCGTATATTTTGCAGAAGCACTTCTCGCAAGTATTTCGCACCTTGAAAGTCTTGGTCAATCGCATGTCCCAACTATTCATCTGTGATCCACACTTGCTGCAATTCTTATCCAGCCATCTAACCCTTTCTGCCATTTTTCTTACCTCTCTTGGCCTTGAACTTATACACATCGTTTCTCTTCCGGCTTACCGCACTCCGGTAGTCGTTCAGCTTACTCGCTCTACTCTTGCTCATGCACACCTCCCTCTATGTCATCTAAGCAGGCATTCCAACCCACCCGACGTATTGATGTGCTGAGATTTTCATAACCAGATTTTAGCTCCGGTTTCTTCTCCGGCAGTTCCCGGAGCGGGCAAAAACTCGCTCGATCCTCCGAACTGTCTGATCCGTCATAATAATCATCTGCAGGAGGACAATATAACCCGCTTGGATCATCGTCAGCCAGTTGACAATCTGCGCAACTCTCCGGCATATCCATAATCAAAATTGCTTTAGCCATCTACTCCACCGCCTTTCACGATCTGGATTGCGTGATGATAAGCAAGCCTAGCGCCTTTATCATTCGTGGCGTTAAAATGTTCTTCCAACTGCTTCACAACCCTGTCCGGATTGCAAGCGGTCTGTTTCTCCAACGCTTCCCGGCATTCTTCCAAAGTTCCAACCTTACGATATTGCCGCCAGTCGTTTAACGCTTCAGCATAATCTTTTTTCATATTCTGCAATTCTTCCGGCGTGCCGATAGCCCGGTACTGCTTGATCTCTTCCAGTGCCTTGATCGCCATTTCCAGATCTTCCATTCCGTTTTCCCCGGCTACCTGTCCTGCCGTATGCATCCGGTACTTGATTCTTTCGATTGCTTCATTCTCATTCATAGCTACTCCTTTCATCTATTTCCATTTTGGAAACAGTTCACTTCAACAATTCCGGGTTATCAAATGTGTTCCCGATAGCATTGATATATTCTAGTGGGAAGTTACATAATGACATTTTTTCATCACTACGCGTTGTTTCCACCCATTCGCCGGTATCAATCCGCTTGCCGCGATATAAATATCTACTCTCCATCGCTTTTATTTTCTTTCTCTGTCACTTCGTTGCACGGGCAATCGTATTTAGTGCACCACCCACACGGCAGTATGAATGGACATTCATTTGCTGGTATCATTTCTATCCCTCACTTTCAAATTTCACTGCCTTGCTATAAAATGTCTTAGGGCACATATTACAAGCTCTTGCTGCTTCTTTTATTGTGATTTTTCCCGCTCTCCAATCCTCACGCATCTGATAAAAGTTCTCCGGGATTGGTATTGGCGGTCTGCCAAATTTCACTCCTCTTGCCTTTGCCGCAGCAATACCCTCTGCCTGCCTTTGTTTAATATTCGTACGCTCATTTTCTGCCACGAACGAAAGCACTTGTAACACAATATCACTTATAAATGTTCCCATCAGGTCTTTTCCTCTTCTCGTGTCCAGTAGCGGCATATCCAACACCACAATATCTGCCTGCCGTGATCTTGTGATGTTTCTCCATTGCTCAATTATCTCCTGATAATTTCTGCCTAGCCGATCAATGCTTTTTACAAACAGTACATCATCTTTCTTTAGCTTTCTGTACAGTGCTTTATACTGCGGTCTTTTAAAGTCTTTCCCTGACTGTCTGTCCAGATATATGTTCTTCTCTTTCAGTCCAGCCTCCAAAAGTGCCACGCGCTGCCGCTCTTCGTTCTGCTCTTTTGATGATACACGCATGTATCCATACTCCATGCCTATTCCTCACTCTCTATACGGTTCCGGCAGTGGCATCCACGCGTTCACAAATAACCCAAACGACACACAACTTCTATCCTCATCTCCAGAATAAAATGCACCGTTCCCGTCCTTGTCGACTTCATATCTGCCAATGTCCGGAAGCGTAAAATTCTCGTATGAAAGCAAAATATATGCATCATCTTCCGGAAGTCTCTCACTTACCGGAATCCACTTCCCAAACTCCGGCTTCCTCGCTACTGTTCTCATGCATTCAATCATTTCCCTGCTCCCTCCTGTATCTTAACTGATACGGCACCTCTCTGAATCTCTTAAGCGCGTCGCCGCTCACATGCTTGCTCGGGCGTGTCATCTTCTCACTGATTTCCATAACACGCCTGCGGCGCTCCTTACTGTCTCTATGCATTTACTCGCCCCCTCCCGATCGTAACGGGCACCACCTCGGCGACGTTTTAACCACCGCCAGAACCTCCCGCTCCGCTGTTTTGCAAATCCGCATGGGCTCAAACCGCTCCCGCTGGATCTGACCGCAATGCTCACACTCTGCACAGATATGTACCGGCTCATAACCGTCATTTTCTGTGACGTACCGGAGACCGCTTTTGTTCACGTAATACACCAAGCCGCTGTACTCACACCCGCCGTTCAGCGCCGGGCATATGATCTCATAGTAAATCTGTCTGATCGTCTTGCCTGCTTCGAGTGCCGCCACA